TTGAAAGCACCTCGTTTAGGATGTAGTTCAACACGATGAGATTTCCAGGGCTTCCAGAAAAGGCGTTGACACCATGGACGGGGAAATTCCACGTTTTCAACACAAAACGTCTCCGAGAGGACAACGCGTAGTCCTCCCAGAGAGTAAGGTGTTGATTCCAAATTCATCAGTCATCAAGTTTGTCATCTGCTAGAGTTGCCAGCATTGCATCAAAATTACCGTGTTGCTCATAAATACCGTCTTCGGGTAAATGAGCGTCTAAATCTTCAGGTTTGACAGTTCGCTCGAAAGTCAATGGCGGAAAAGTTTTCCCCATCTGAGTCAACTCCTCTTTAGCACGAGAAAAAAGACGCTCATCGCGCTCTGCTAGAGGAGTAGTGACCTCCAACTCAGGAGCTTTGAGTTTGCTAAATTCTGGACTGATTGAGATTTGCCTATTCCCATCTTTGTACAGAACAATAAGCTGCTGAGTCGATGCCCACTGACGAGTCGCTTCGTAAATTGCTTCACGAGCAGCCGTGACGAAGACCATACGCACATCTTTGTCTTTCAGATTTGACCGGACACGAGATACGGCAGGTTCAACGTCTTCATAAACGCCATTGGTTAGAGGAGTGTTGATGTACCAGATTTGAGGAATCTCCATTCCGGGGGGCATCCGGTTGCAAGGAAATTCTTTAATCCCAACTGCGATAAGAACATGCCAATAAAGTGAAGGGATGACAACTGACCAATCAAAAGGCATATCCCGATAGTAGTATTCGGATGCCAAAGTCAGATATTCATACTCGGTATGTCGGATCTGACTCTTAACCTGCTCCGCGAAACTGAAACCCAGAGACGAACCGTCTGCACGCTCTGTTGAAAGCGTAGCTCTTCGATTCATCACATCTTCCATGATGCCCTCTGAGAAAAGGTGTCTATTAATGAAAAAAGGAGGAGGTGTATGACTTTTATGGCGGCACATATGAGCAGTTACTGCATCTGTACAATAACGAAGTATCTCTGACATATCTTTTTCAAAGACATCTAAAAGCATTTCCTGTGTTTCAGCGCTTGGTCTGTAACTACCTTTCTCAGGCACATAGCCTAATAAGCCAGCTAAAGTAGCTTTGATAACAGACTGCACTTCGTTAGCAAAATCGTGATCCATATTGATAATTAGATGTAAGACTAATGAGTATCTGACAAAAGTCAAGGAGAATCATTCAAAGTTTTTAGCACGCTTTAATAATTTTGAACACTTGTAATTTTGAACACCTCGCGCCCCCACCGGGGATACCCCCTATTGTCTGGTAGAAGTTTTTCGAACTTTTTTTGAACGAAGTGTTTGTTTCAGTTGTCCCAACTTGCGCCTCGCGCGCATTAGATAGGGGTAGGGGCCCCTTAATAATAATCAGTACTAATTAGTCCTTTGCCCACTACGTGGGTAAAAAAAAACTACGTTTTCTTTTTCTCTTTCTCTTCCTCTTCAATCCGCGAAGGCTACCTTCGCGGATTATCGAGTTAGCGAGGTTCGCCAGGGTACTAAATTTAAGTACGCGCGCGTACGCGCACACACGCGTGGGGGCAAAACCCCGATCTGTCAAGCAGTTTTTTGTGACATTTTTCCAGTTATTTTTGAACTTGATTTTTACTCAGACTGTCGAAACCTACCAGCCAATGACACCTGAGACTTTAAAACCCTCGTTATCTAACGAGATTTGCCAGAAATGCGGCTTTTGCTTTCATAGTCCTCAACTCGATCCAACAGCGTTGGAATTCGACTTCACCCAAGGTGTTTATCTAAACGAAGAGGGTGAACTGGTTATGGGGATACCAGAGTTTACTCCTGAAGGGGGTTGGATCGTTTACATTGGGGAAGTCCCAGATCGTACAATCGATCAGGATTTGGGAATCTTGGCTGAAAGAGGATTTCGAGATGTGGCTAATGGGCTTGTCGAAGTTGGTCAGATCGATCGGGTCTGGTATCACCCTGCAACCAAGTGCCGTCCACTCATCGAGAGACAGATACCTGACCAAGACAACCCGAAGGTACGAAACAAGGTCATCGCTCCTCCGAAGAAGCTTTCTGTCACCCAGTATCAGAAATGTTGGAATTTTATCTGGCCAGACATCAAAGCAGTCAAACCCTCTGCATTTATTCTGGGGAGTCATGCCGCATGTAAGATGGTTTTAGGGAGTGGAGCCTTGAACAGCATGCAGGGAAAGCGCTACTTGGTCGATATTAATCTCGATGGGAAGGAAGTTAGTATCCCTACCTTTCCAGTTATCAATCAGGAGAATGTGCGTCAGGATGATCGTCTTCGCTGGCCAGACTTTATTCAAGAACTGAAGACTATTTTCCATAAGATCGACAATCCTATGTCCTTTGACTTTGTGGATGTTGATGGTTGGATGGATTTTGTTTGGGGGCTGACGATTGATCGAGTTAAGGATTGGTTCCGTCCTATTTGGGAAAAAACGGGATACCTCTATCCTCTTTCTTGGGATGTAGAGACATGCTCAGTTGATTATCTCTGGGGTGCTCATTTCAAGGTTGGTATTTTCTCTTTTGACAGCCCTCTCCAAGAGAAGCCTCTGATTGTGGTTACAAGTGACTACAAATACGCGAAAGAAGCCTTCGAGAAGTTCGCTCCTGAGGCTGAGAGATCCTTCGAGCAAGAGGAAGCGGATATCCTTAAAGAGCTTCAGAAGGTCCTAGAAGAGCCTTCTATACGAAAGATAGGTCACAACACCTCTTTCGATGAGAAAGCTGTCTACAGCCGTTACAAGTGGAATGTGAAGGGTTTCCTGGCTGATACGAGGATCATCGATTACATTCTGAATGCTGAGCAGCAAGGTGGGCGCACGCTGAACGATCTGATCCGGCGAGAACTACAATGGCTTCCAGAGTATTGGAAGGTCATGGATAAGTTCCGAGAGGAAAACCCAGATTTAGGCTACAACTACGTAGATTACCCGATCGATCTGGTCATACCTTACGCTGCGTATGACACCAAGACAGTTTCGATGATCTACGAGAAGGTGTTGAAGAAACTGATAGACGCAGCGGAAGAAGACTTCGGAGGTGAATTTCCAATTAGCGATGGAGACAACATCTCTGCGCCGACTTACTCACTGTTCCAATACCACTTCTTTGCAAGACGTATCCACTATCAGCTCTGTAACCACCTTGGCAAAGTTGGGCAGTACATCGACAAGGAACTGCTGGGGAAGGTGAGCGAGATTTATGAGAATGATCTTGCCGAGATGCAACGAGACTTGAGAGAAGATCCACTCGTCCAGCAGTTCGAGTGGACGTGGCTTCTTCGGTGCTACAAATCAGATTCTCAGAATGCCCGAAAGTTGGTGAAGCATTTAGAGCCTGTTCAGCGCATGGTCTCAGTCCGACATGGTAAACCAGTGGCGGAAGATGAAGTTCCCCCTCCATTAGATTGGAATCGTGACAAGGATATCCTCATGTCTGAGGAATTTGTGCAGTACAGACCTACAATGAGTTGGGGTTCTCCGAATCAGGTTCAGATGCTGTTTTATGAGTTCATGGGGTTAGAACCTCCCGGTTATACTGATGCTGACAATCCATCTACTGATCACGCGGCATTGGTGAGCTTGGCTTCGAGGCAAGAGTGTAAATTGGCAGACAAGCTTTTGAAGTACAGAGCGACTGAGAAGTTTCTGAGTGGCTTTATCAGACCATTCGCTTCAGAAGAGGATTCACTTATCAAAGCAGAAAATCTCGTCCATGCCGATTTTTTACCAGCGCATCCGAGGACAGGGCGACTTTCTTGTAAAGCTCCGAATATTCAGCAGCTTCCCCGTGATGGTCTGGTGAAAAAGCTCTACTGTAGCCGATTTACTGATAATCCCGGTAGAACAAAACGCGGCTGGATTATCCAGCGGGATTATTCTGGTTTGGAGGTCCGAGTGCTGGCATGTTTATCCCGCGATGAGCGTCTGGTGGATGATTTCCTGAACGGTCGAGACCCTCACTTTCGTACCCAGCGTAAATTCTTCGGTGAGCTGGCGGATAAACACAACAAGAACCAGCGGAGTATCTGTAAAAACGTTCTGTTCGGTCGGCTGTATGGTCAGACAGCTTATGGTCTGCTTTTCCTGCTTCGAGGTAGAGGCATCAAATCTCCTTTTACGGGCGAGGAGATTACTTTGCAGGAGTGTGAGTTGCTAAACCAGATGATCGACGACCTCTACGAGGGTGTTGCTGAGTGGGTTAATAATGCCCATGCACAGGGTATCCTGAAAAAGCATGTTTGCAGTCCCTTTGGGTTTGTCAGACCCTTGCCAGTGCTGAAGTCTTGGCAACGTTACATGGAGGGGATCGAGAACTACGACAAATCGCGAAGTTTCGGGTTTTTGAAGTCCGAAATTAAAGCTGCTCTGAGGAAGGCTCAAAATTCGCCAATTCAGAGTTCAGCGTCGGATCTTACTGTGTTTGCTGGATGGGAGGTCAAGAAACGTATTGATGCTGCTGGTATCAAAGCAGAGGTAATTGCTTTGGTGCATGACTCTATTTGGGTAGATTGCGCGTTAGATAGTGATGTGAGTCGCGTGATCAAGATCATGAAGGATGTCATGGATTTTGCGCCCGAATGGTTGCCTAATTGCTTGCCAGGATTTGATCCTAGCTGGATGATAGTTCCTATTATTGGGGAATCCGAGTTTGGGCTCAACGCCAAGGACACTTTTACTTCGTGCGAGGAACCCTCATCTTATCATCCAGACGATAAACTCGTGGTGGAGGTCGCTAATGATTTTCTGTCGGAGAATGCTGTTGCGAATCTCGTAGGTGTGGATAAGTCTAACGAGAAGTGGTGGAAAGTGCCCTTCGATGATAATCTTCCGATCTTGAAAAAAGCGTTGCACGCTAAGAAAAATGCGTTCTAATCCAAAGGAGATATGGATGCTATATACCTGCTACACAGTGACGAACTCGGAGAATACGAGTGGAGTGACTATTACATGTTTGAGCGATCACGCGCCGAAGATGAGGCAGACCAGAGAAATCGAGATTGGCACGAAAACAACGATCCATACGGAGAAAAAGAATATACCGGAGGTGGGCCGTGGTCGGTCATGCAATACCGATTTCAACAACGATTGAGATGAGCCACGGCGCGGAAAGACTAATCTTCGGAAATGCCGCTTTGATCTGCTGATGAGTGTAATCCTGAATAAATTCCTGCTATGTCATACGCCAATATAAAGAAAAATGCACAAAGTGAAAAAAAAAAAAAAGAACTTGTAATAACTGCACAATGTGCGAATATAAGGCATGGAAACAACTACAAGAGATAGAAGGATTGAGCGGATTGAAAGAGAATTGGATGAACTTACCCCGTTGCTTTCCCTCGATGTTTCAGACCAACCAAAAGCACTTCAACTTATTTTTAACGAATTTGTTGAGAGGTTTGAAAAAATCAAAGACGTTGATTACAAGGAGTTAGAGCCTCGTGATTTACGGATGCACTCAGGAGAAATCCATGAGATTTTGGGCAACCTGAAAAAGTTCGCTTAATGTTTCACCCTTTCCCCTAGAAAACTGATATCACTTGGGAGAGAGAAAAAGATCGTCAGAAACCTACTGGACAGGTGTTCTATTTGGATTGGAGTACAAAGACTCAAGTTGTACACCAATCCAATCTCATGCAGTAACTTGTGAAGGTGTTTTCTAAATTGTTCGGTGGGGAGACTAAAGGTAAAGCGCCTATAGGTGTTCCCAAAGCAGATGTTCCAACTTGGCCAAGTTCGGAAGAGAGAGAATATTACCTAGATCTTTTAGATTCCTTAAGGTATGCCAAGACAGGTGTACAAGCTGAGATAGCTCGTAGAATCGGTTGCAAGCGCCAGTATGTTTGCCAGATATTCAATGCGCCTGATCCGTTCGGTACCACAGGCTACAAAGCACGCGCAGTGTGGGAGACCCTCCCAAATGTTCTTAAAGAAGACAAATCATTTTTAGAAGCCAAGCCTATGCTCGAAGCTTTAGAAGCAGGACACGACATAGAGCTTCGCACAAACGACACTGATTTCGTGAAGTTTCTGAATCGTAAGATCAAACAGTTTGGATTCAAGCTTCAAGTGTCTTGTAAACCTGAGAAGGGTAAAAATATCTCTATCTATCTCTACCAACATGAAAAAAGCGGCGAAACTGAATAAAGATGCTTGTGAGGAGGGAGGTACGTTTGTATCATCACCTCAACAGTCAGTCTACATCAATAATGAGTTGGTGTGTGTGGTTGGGACCATGACTTCACCTCACACTGATGATCTGATTATAGGGAAGTTTACAAGCGGAAGTGGGACCGTAAAATGCGAGAACCAAAGTGTGTGCCGAGAAGGAGATGATCTAGATTGTGGACATAATGTATCAAATCTCTCAGAAAAAGTGTTCGTAGGAGATTGAAATGATTTATGCTCTAGCACTAGTTTCTAACAATCAAACAACGTCTGGATGGATACTACCCTTTCCAGACGATGAATCTGCCCTTAAGTATGCTCAAGAAGAGTGGACAAACGCTACTTTAAGATGGGGCGCTGCGGAGGAATGGGATTTAAAACTTTGGAGATTAGAGGATTCTGTAGCAATCTCGGTAGACGTGTCAGAATGGCAAGAGGAATTGGAAGAACAAAGAACCGACAGAGAAAAGAGAAAAGAAACAGACTTCAAACTAGCCCATATCGGGACACTTTTGAGAGAGCGTCCCGAACTTGCTCAGAAAGTAGTTGAATTTACAAACACAGAATTTCAAAAGAAATAATTATGGCATTAGAATCAAACTTGAACTCGATGAAGATTCCTGCTAGGGAGCAGGTGCATAAACTTCCATCTGGATGTTACACTTACGGGGATTCACTCCCGAAAGAACTGGCAATCAAACCCTATAGCTTTGTTACAGAGGGTTATCTCATTTCTAACAGGAAGTGGCACGATAAGATGAAAGCCATTTTGGAGAAGGTAACTGTCTTTCCCGAAGGTTTCGACCTAGACCAGCTATTGGTTGCTGATGCGTACTTTATCTTTGCATGCGCTAGGGCTTTGACTTATGGAGAGCACTACACCTTCACTACAAAGTGCCCTGCTTGTGGTCACGAAGAAAAACACACCTTCTCGGTGCCAGAAGAACTTCCTGTCCACATCTGGTTCAACGGAGATGATCCTATCAAGCCGAAGAAAGGTTCGGACGTGAACGCGCCTGAAAATGTATCCAAACGTGGAGGTTCTATGGTCGATGATAAGTTCTTCACAGTCGAGCTTCCCTACATCAAAGACGCTGTTCAGCTCCAATTCCCTACATTGGGAGGCGAAAGGCTTCTGGGCGAGCGTTTTGCAACTCTTGAGAAGAGCGGTGCCACTAACGTGACTGAAGAGCAGGAAATTGCGCGTATTGCGAGTCACATCCATTCTGTCAATGGAGGTATGCCTGATACGCCTTTCGAAGCTGAAGATTATGTGAAAGCTATCGAAGGTGTTGATATGGTCGCCTTGTCAGATGCTATCACTGAGAAGGAATGTGGAATTTCGTTTACAGGAGAGATTGAATGTGAAAATTGCGGTCACGTCTATCCGAATGAGCTACCGCTAAGAGCCGACTTTTTTCGTCGGAGCCGAAGTTAGCGAACGCGCACTTCGGCAGCATCAATTAAACTACAGACTGATCCTTGAGATTTGCCGTTTTGGTGGAGGGCAACAATCGTTTCTAGTGAATGAGCCTCTAAACTTGGTTATGGAGTGGCATAGAACCACAAAGGAGCTGATGGAAGATTACCCTCCTATGTCTATCTAACGGCAGCACACTCAAGAGTTACATCGATAGATGCTGGAGTCCCTTCGGTTTGTGAGTCGAGAGCCGAAGGTGTAACGTTACTTGGCCAGCAGCCTTCCATGGTCCAGTCTGCTACCTTTCCCCCTCCTGGACCATGTAATGAGACTACCGCTGTCCCCGCAATTTCATGGAACAGTGCTACATTATCAGTTCTGACATCGTAGATTAAACTAGACCAATTCTTCCAGAATCTCCAAGCTTCAGTATCATTGAAAATGAAGAATGAGAGACTTGCACTTCCGCTGCTTTTATTACCTGGAATAGGTACCAGCATATTTCGTCCAAGCATTGGGTTAGGAGAAATACTTGTCCCAGCAGGGCTTAGGTTTCGACACATAATCCCTCCCCTGAAAGAACCAGCAGGTGCTGATACCAATATGTCACCATGACACGAACGCATTGGTTCTGCCGTTGGAGCAATTCTGCCGAATACACTTGAAAATCCCATTAGGCTGTTACAGTTTTCTTAATTGGCTCAGATGGCGTAGGACGATGGTAAACAGTGCTAAGAATTTCATTATCTACGTTGGAAGTCTAGTCGTTTTGAGGTTACTTGTTCGATAGTCCCTGTCAATCCTCCTGTCCCATAAGGAGCCCTAACAGTCACTTCCGTAGCTGAAGCTGAGAGCGCTTCGCTACTGATATCTCCTCCAAGGATCTCGACATCTTTGACAAGAATACCATCGAGTGTTTCAAGCCCTGTGCCATTGACTGTTGTTAAGGTCACAACGTCTTCGTTTCGAAGTGCCCCAGAGTCCGTAGCTACAAACCTGAGATTTATAGATACCGTAGTCGAGTTGGGTGTTGATTGGATTTGGTAAGAGCCGTCTGAGCTGGAGCTGCCAATAATTGTAACATCATCTCCAGCTTTATACTCTTGGTCGTAACCTCCTGATATCGTTAGTACAGATGCTTCGCTAGTAACTGTTCCTGCAACATCATTAGCAACATAAGGAGTGTCGATCCATATTTGGTTAGATACTTCGAAATTATTCACAATAATATGGTCCCCGTTGTAACTAGCAGAACCAGAGATAGAGATAGGATCTTCGATATTGAATTGTGAGGAATCGGCAACTTCAATTAAAGTCGCGCTACTTACATAAGAGGCAATGCCTGTCTCCGAAGCAACGAAAGTATCCGTTATTTCAATCTGATTGCCTACAGCGGCTACGATTGTGTGCGTTCCATTATAACTCGTGGTTCCTGTAATGGAGATATCATCTCCAGATCCGAGATGAGATGGATAGAAATTCAAATTCAACAAGATATTACCAAGAGTAGTACTCTCTTCAACCGACTGAATAGCAGACGATGTCCAATTGGAGTAGATGTCTCCTGTTTCATCTGCGACATAAGCTACATCAAGACGAATCCTATCGTTTCCAGTGTCAACTTCCAAAACAGTTTGAGTGCCGTTGTAGCTTGTCGAGTTACTGATAATAGCCTCGAATCCCTCTATCCACAAGCTGTCGTCTGATACGGCTATCCAAACACCTCCTCCATCTCCTGTAGCATCTGTAATGGCGTTACCCGTCTCTACAGCGACAGGAGGTTGTGAGGATACGATGGAGTCTGTAGCAGTGCTTTGAGCAATTGCTGTGAAGTTCTTTTGAAATCTCGATGTGTCGCTGACAAGACTGCTATATTGCGGGTAGATGTTAGAATCAGGAGGACCCGCAGAAAGAACATGTAGGTAGCCTAATACGGTATCAATATTAGGTGAACCATTTATGTCTTCGACACTGATTTCAAAAACCCCTGTCGAAGTTGTTTCTAGTTTGAAAATCCAGTTCCCGTAACGATCGACAATTGAACCTTGTAGGACTGTCATTTCCAGTGCGCCCAGTGTCAGGACAAGTTCAGTAGGGTCATAAGTGTTGTTACTCAATGCTACCAGAACAGTGGTTGCTGAAGACAATGCGCTGTAAGTGTGGGATGTACAAAAACCGCCACTTTCGTTTGATGAGTAGGACGCAGTTACAAAGATTTTTGTCGAGGTAACACTATCGATCTTATACTCGCCAGCATACTGTGGGCTCGCAGTTACTATCAGTGTTTGGTTAGCTGAAAAACCAGTAGTCGAATCAACTGTAAAGCTAATTTGCCCCCCACCTTCGTCTGTGACGGCTGTAAACTGTTGTTGGGCGGATGAACGTGTCTTCAAACGACCCACTACCTCAACAGCATTGCCATTATCGACAGGATCGTCCCACGTGAAGTACAAGTTCGATGTTGTCGGAACATAACTCTCACTGATTCGCCAAGAATTGCTAGATGGGTAAAGTGTGATCGATTGAGACGGAATGGTCAGAACGGTATCTGCGTTCCTACCAGTTGAGTTTTCTGCTGTAATCAACACAACAGTGCTGTTATTTGAGGTTTTCTCGATTCGAATTGGATCGATGAATCCAGTAGGTACTGGTAGTGTGACTGTTACAACATCTGTGTTGTTGACCAGAATCTCTCTATCTGTGTTTGTAACGGTGTAATCTGCTGTGATTGTAGATGGCGCGGTTGGCTCCGTCAGAATTCTTTTTGTAGAATACATCGGCTCACCTGTTGTGCTGCTAACGAACAACCCTGTGCCAGATGCTTGTGATGATAGCACAATAGGACCAGTCATAGTATCACCAGCCAGAGGCAGCAACTCGTGATCCCCAGTAATGGCTCCAGTCATTACCCCTCCAGCCAGTGATAGGAAGTTCACACTGATGTCTCCTGCAAATACGTCATCGACATACTTTTTGGTAGCAGCGTGTAAATCAGAAGTTGGCGCTGAATGTAGGGTTACAAACCCTGTCATTGTCCCTCCTACAAGGGCAAGGGAGGCATTTCCAAGAGTAGTTATGCTGTCGTCAACATACTTTTTAGTGGATGCGTGAAGATCAACCGTAGGTGCTCCTGACAAGGTAAGCGCTCCAGTCATTGTACCCCCAGCCAAAGATAATTTCAGATTATCGGCAGTGTCAACATAGTTCTTGGTAGCCGCATGGTTTGCGTTGGAGGGGCTTCCGCTGAGTGTCAGTAGTCCCGTCATTGTGCCTCCCGTTAGAGGAACCATTGTATCGACGTATTGCTTTGGCGCAGCTTGTAGATCAGAAATTGGGTTGGCATGAAGGGTGATATACCCCGTCATTGTACCGCCACTTTTTGATAGTTTCTGGTCCGCATAATCCTTGTCGATAGCATGAGTTCCAAGGGTGTAGGTCCCATTCAGATTCAGCGCCCCTGTCATAGTGGCTCCTGTGGTCTGTATGAAGCCTGAACCTATTGCATCGACATAATCTTTGGTGGCAGCGTGAAGTCCTGAGGAGGGTGCTCCTGACAAGGTAAGCGCTCCAGTCATTGTTCCACCAGCCAATGGCAGCTTTGTATCAACATACGCTTTGTTAGTAAGATGTGTTGATACGGTTGGAGTTACAGATGTAAGAACTGCCCCAGTAAGTGTCCCTCCTGTAAGTGATAACTTACCGTCTAGAGTGGTCTGTAAGTTAGTGATTTTTGAGATACTGAGAGTATCAACTTGAGTGTCAGTGATTTTCGTGTTCTCCCAACCCCCAGCAGTTTTGAAAATACCTTCACCCTCATTGAAATCACCTTCATTAATTCCAAAAAAAGCTTCAGGTGATGAGAGGGAGAAAGGACCATAGTTTGTTGTATCAACATCGGGCGTTGTTGTGCCTGTTACCTCATTTAAAACTATGTAGTAGGTTCCTCCATAGTAGACTAGGTTCCCAGGAACGTACCTTGTGTTTTGACCCCATGTTCCGACTGTGCTTAGACCAATAGTGTTGGTCGGAACTTTAGGTGATACGAATGCAGTTTCGACTTGAGTGACCAGTTTTAGATGTTTGTCTTCAATCGCATTTAAGGTCGCTGGTAGAAGCTCATTAGCAAAGAAGGTTGCTATCTGCTTTGATTCTACTATACGACTTTGTTGCGAAGCATCACTATCGAGATAGTAAATCGGGTGCGCGTATGTCGTAAGGTTCTGTATGCTGAATTCAGGCATACAAATAGATACTATCTTTTTGCATTGCGTCTCATCTTAACTGCTGGATGCTCTTCAGCTTCAGTTTTTGTCGATTCAACAATACCTGAAGTAAAGTTGTCACCACAAGATTTAGCAAAAGATCTTTGTTCTTGAAGAGATTCTTGAAGATTCCCAGCTTTAGGCGCAGATTCCCACAAGAAAGGATTAGGCTTCCAAGTTTCCATACCGCTACACCTACCTCCTCCTTGAATATCTGCAACGTCCGAAATAGCTCTTTTGATTTTCTTGAAGCTAGTTTCGATCAGAAGGGTGTTTTCTTTACGGGCACTTTCAGTTAAGGTAGTTCGATGATTTCTGATCTCGGAAACAACACCAGACACCCTTTGAACTAGTGACTCATTTAGTGAGGTCCCTAGATACTTGGAGTTATGCTCTGGCAAGGGTTCCTCATCTTCCATGTGATCTTCCAAGCCGAGTTCGTCGCCTATACCTCCAGCTTCGCCTTCGTCCATTTCTCCTCCAAGACCTCCTGCGAAGCCACCTCCCATCATTCCACCCATACCGCCCATAGCACCTCCTTCAGCACCTTCTGGACCATTTTCACCGTGGATAGCTCGTTCGATAGCTGTCGAGAGCTTAGCCAAGTCGATGAAGTGACGGGGTACATGGAGGTACTCCTTGAATACCAAGTCCATGATATCACGGTTTGGTATTTCAAGTGATTGACACAACCCAACGAGGGTATTAGCGATATCAGCTTGTCTTTCGATAGTCGCAGCATTCAGCTCCTCTTCCAAGGCACTGATTTTACTCATCTCAACCTCAATTTTGTATTGGCTGGGATCGATACCTTTGAAGGCAAGGTGTAGGTGTCCAAGTTTTAGAACACCTTCAACTATGGGCTTCCGCAATGTCCGAATCATTCGGGCAAACCGGATATCTTGGGAAACAAGTGAAGCCTGTGCAATGCCCGTATTCTCCTCCCAACCTAAATAGGCTTTAGGCACACGTGCTTGCATGAAGAGCTGCTTCCAGAGCAGGTCCATATCATACACGTCAGGTATGTCTTTGTCACCCTGCATTGGTTCGATGGAAGTAGTCTCATCTTTCCTCTTTGGAAAGAACAACATGCTGTCCATAGCAGGTGGGTTGAATCGACTATCCAATCGACTCTGAACAGGATCGACCACCATTGCATTACGCAACAGCATTTTGAACATGTTAACTTCTTCAGCCGCTTCAAAAGGAGATTTATTTCCTGTATCAATGAACATCGCATGTCTAGTAGGCATCATATGCATGCGATACTGAACCATCTGGTCAGTAGCCATTTTAAGACGTTTGTATAATGGCCAAGCAGCGTCCAAAAGACCTGTGCCATATTCCGTATTGGAATCTTCCATACGACGGAAATGAATAAACTCCCATGGAGCAAAAATTTCAATACCTTTACCTCCCTGACCGAGTTTGATAACATTATCAGTATCAGGCTCCTGCTCTTTCCAGTGGAATCCAAGGAGTTTTCTTGTAGTCTTGTCCCAGACACGCTCTACATCGGTCAGGGGTACGCTGACAAGCTGCTCAATACCATTTTCTTGACTTCGCAAAATTCGTTTGTAGTCATTACCTGTTCCGGCAACCTTTTTGCAAATAGAATAGACAATATTCTCGATACCGACTCTATCGAGCATGTCATTTAACTCTTCTTCGATAGTTCCATCGGTACATGTAAACCAGACGGTCTTTTTTGTGTTGATGTCAGGCTGAGCACACTCTTCTGCGATAAGCTCAATAAAGGGACTGACAAATTCAGACTTTGCCATGTACTCCAATTCTGCCAGATGATCAACAGTCCCCTCATTTGGGGTAATCTGATCGAAATAATAGGTCGTGCCTTTAGGCTTTTCAGCAAAGCCATTTTTTTGGTCAAAAGTAAGGATATCATCCTGTTCTTGGCGAGTTAGGTTATCAGGACGAGGCTGTAACCACCCGAAGAGGTTCCAAAGTTGACTTCTTGATCCACTTGACTTAGGCATTATACAATTTGGTTGTTAATACTTAGAACACCGAGAGTGATCTTCTCTGAGTCACTCGGTACGACTTGTTCTGCTATGCCATCAACCGAGTTGAATCGTACATCTGAGGTAGTCACATTAGGGATGCTCTGAACCAGTGTTCTTAACGTGCTCCTGATTAGCGGTTCTTCTGGACGGAGTGTCTGGCTGAAGTACTGACGTATTTTACGTGCAATGTTAGATGTTACAAGAGGGGACGTAGTATTACCAATCGAGTATGTGATGAAGATATCAATCGGACGCTCAAATTGCCATCCATAGGGAAGATACGCGCTATTTGTAACGACAGCATTCAATGAGTAGTCTTCTTCGAGAAGCTGGTCAGCTTGGAGAGACAACGTGTTAGATGTCTTGGCAATAACCGTAGAGGTAGTTGGTGTTTTCGATGTTTCAAAAATCGAAACAGTTCCTTGCTCTACAAAAAGATTTGGATCAGAAACCTGTACCGCTGATGCTCCTGCTGATGCCGCAGCATTCAACCGTGTCAGACTAGGTAGCTGCATGGTGTTAGAGAACAACTCGTAATCATTGGCTGGAATAAGATCCTGACTGGGGTAGATGAACTGACAAAACTTGACCTCCGCTACAGCTTCAACAGCCTCATAAAGGTTTGATAACCGAAGAGGATCTCCAGGCTTCAAATCAACAAAAATCTGATTGATTGCACTCTGGACTTTCTGCTCGACCTTAACCGAATCAGCACCCTTCTCAAAGCAGTAGCGCATTTCGATTGGTGTGGGTGTGACAATACCATCAACGATCACAACCTCATCAGTTACGAGTTTTCTAGCATTCAGGTATTCGAGGAGTGCACGCTTTAGAGTCAGTGAGGGCGCTGTCAACTGACCGTTTGATCCCTCCACCCAAGTGTACACCCAAATGATATTTTGTTCTCGTGGAACGAGGTTCTTGTGGATAACGCCCTTTGCTACTTTGACTCTTCCCGCAATAGGATCACTGAAGTTAGACGCAAGATACTCATAATCTTCGATGGTAACTGCCCTATCGTTAGTTCTAATGTGTGCCGGGATGTTCTTTTTGAGATCCTGAAGAGATTCCCTGTCTTGACCACCCGTACCTACAGTGTATGTGTTGGATAGGTAAAGCTGGATAGATGTGCTAGCACTTCCAAAACTATCGCCAATCGTGATAGACGTGTCGATTAAGTTTTGTGAAATATTACCTTTTGAGCCTCCTCCGATGCGATAGTGAATTTCGATTGTAGCTTCTGAGGGAACCAACGACCCAAAAACACCATCTCCAAACTGAACAGTGAATCGGTCATTATTATCAAAATCGACTTGGAAAGAACGACTGTCAGGACCTTCAAAAAGAAGAGAAACCGTTTCTGTCCATTGGATACCATTGACATAGACATCGATACCGCTCCCCGCAACACCAGTCAGTTGAGAAGACCCTGATGCTGTTGGTGTATCCAAAGAGCCCATGACAACAGGGAAATAAGCACCTTCAACAATGTAGTTTTTTCGGGATTCTAATTCACTAGGAGCGGTTGCACGGTCTATCTTAGATTCTCCTTGAATCAAGACAACGTTTCGAGATTCAATCGTCCACTTACCACTCCAGACGGCTGTCCCAGACCATGCACGGTCGAGATAGATAATCGAGTTGTCATACACATCATAGTCGAACTTTGAAGTGGAGATGATAGCATACTCATCTTTCGGAGGTGATGGTATGCTAGTAAAGGATGTGCCATTCCACTCGTTTCCGAGTTTGAGAATATGACCCGCTTGAACGCGCTGACTAAAATTGATATCACTGGGAAAACGCTCCCCGTTTTCGTCCACCAAAGTGGCTACGGAACTTCCTGGTTCGAGCTTCACCAGTGCCTTAACCTCAGTCACATTAGTGGTATTAGGAACAGTGCCTTTAATATCACCATATTTTAGAATCTCGTGCGTTGGATTGACATAGCCTTCTTCGAGAAACGTATCTTCAGCCACTTCCCACGGTTGACCCATTTTATCTCGGATTTGCACACCTTGTCGGATGACAAATCTCTCCCCGGTAGAAGGAGCACGAGAGGCTGAGGCATAAACAGGAACTGAAGCACTGGTATTGCGTCGGATTTGGTAAGAGTTTTGCCGCGCAAAATGCATGGCGCTCTCTCGAAGCTGAAGAGTATCCAGAAATGACTCCAGAGCCTGTCTGTCAAGAGTGTATCCCAGCAATGTGCTGTTGTATGCAATGGCTTCTAGCAGGGCAGTACTCAAATCCCCATCGAAGAAAGAAGTCCAGTCTTCGGGGTGTCGAATTCGGATAAATTCCTTAAGAGCTTCCAGGTTGGTATCCCAGTCTCTGGCAGTAAAGTCAAATTGAGGTCTGTCCATCTTGAATAAATAGAACAAATTTCTTGACAAAAAGAAAACCCATTGGAAACTCTTGCGATGATCGAACTGGAGCAATTGGCGCTGAAAAATTTTTGGAACATCTCTGATGAGGTTGTACCTTTGAAAGACCAAGGTCTTGTAATGGTCAGGGGCGAAAACGGGGATGGTAAAACAGGTATGTTCATAGAAGCACCTTTTTATGCCCTGTTTGGTAAATCAATTCGGACTGATAAGAGCGTTGGTGCGAAACTCTGGACACGCGGTACTCGTGGAGGTTATGTGCAACTAACACTCAATGATGGTAAGAATCGTTACACCATCATTCGTGCCAGAGGTATGAAAAAAGCAGATGGGATACCAAATGGACTCTCCGTTCTCTGCAACGACAAGGACATGACTCGGGGCACAACTGCTGATACTCAAAAAATGATAGAGGATCAGATTCTCTGTATCAACCCTCAAACTGCTCGCCACTCGATGTTTTACAGTGCGGAGATAATGTCCTTCCCAACAATGGGTGACAAGCAGAAGAAAGAGATCCTTGATAATCTTCTACAGTTCGATCAGATCGAGCTGGCACTGAAAGAGACTAGGAAGATAATGATGGAATATGCTAATTCTGTCAATGTTGTTAAGGAGGTCATTTCAAAGTGTGAGCATGATGTCAAAAATTGGAGGGATATGCTTAACCGCATGAAAGCGGAGGTTGCCAGTTGGGATGAAAAACATGCAAGCGAATTATTACATGTCACCCAAGGTCTTAGGGAGATCCAAGATGTTGTGCAGAGGAAGCAAGATGAGTATGATCAGGAGCAGCTCAAAGAAGGGATGTTTGATCAGAATATAAGGGAAGCTCAAGATGCTTTGATACAAGTCCAAGAAGAGCATACTGAGGTTGAAAAGCACTATGCTGAGGCATCTCGTCAATACTATGAAAATTTCGGTAGTCTGCAAGCGGAACTGAAAGCGTTGAAAGCGAACCATGCGAAGCTATCTTCTTTAGATGGACTTCATAACTGTTCTTTGTGCGGATCGGAATTGGATGAAGCTGAGAATGCAAAACAGATAGAAGGACTCGTTGCAGAGATAAAGACTGCGACTGAGCGTATTGAAGAAGCAAAAAAAACGGAAATCCCTTTTACCCAAGACCTTACTCGGTTGGCAAGTTTATTGAGCGATCGAAATACGGATTTGAAGAAGTCAGAGCAAGAAAAGAGCTTGTGGAAAACCGTTGTTGATAATCTCTGGACGGCAGTTGAAAGAGAGAAACTCGGAGAGCGGGAGATGTCAGATAAGCTGGCGGCATTACAAGAAGCTACGAATGATTTCATCCCGTTGATGGATGATGCTCAAGAGAAATTCGATGCTGCTGTAGCTGAGTTGAAAACTCAGGAGACTGAGTTATCCCGATTACAGGAGGAGAGTGCAGATGAGTATCTCCTCGATGAGGCATTCGGTCTAAAAGGGTTCAGGTCTGATCTTTTAGCACAAGCTATCCCTCAGCTAAATTTGAACGCAGAGGAGTTAAGACAGGTCTTAGAAACGAACTTGAGCGTGAACTTCAGGATGAATGCCGAAGGGGAAGCCTATGCCGGAACATTTAACGTCGATGTCCATAACCCTGATGGAGCAGCCTCATACGAGTGGGATAGTCGGGGAGAACGTAGACGGGTTGACATGATGATCATCATGAGCTTGCTCAAGCTTGCCCAATCAAGAGGGGTTCATTCTTTTGGACAAGCTTTCCTTGACGAACCGTTCGAGTCATTGGATAATAAGGGGCAGCAATCGATGAATCGCCTTTTCAAGTACGTGACACAAGGAAAAAGCAGCGTTTTTATGATTGCCCATACCTTGGAAGAGTTTGAGGGTTCCGTCGATCAGATTTGGAGAGTCGAGAATGGAAAACTGATAAGGTAATGAATGATCAAGAACTTATAGAATGGCTTCGGCTAAATTCATCAGGAGTTTATAGACCGTCCGCGTTAGCTGCGGACAGGCTTGAAGAACTCATTAAAGGAATCAAAGAGCATAGAGATACCTTTCCAGATGGACCACTTGACGGAGAAGAGAAACTGTGGAAACTAGTAGAAGATAGATAGGATTTTACGTATGATAATCGCATTCGAAGGAATAGATGGGTCTGGGAAAACAACTCAGGCAAAACGCTTGGCAGAGCGCCTCGATACTGAAGTGTTCCATCCTTTTGATGAACTGGGTCTAGGTAATGAGATAAGGAATTTCCTGAACGAGAACCAAGATGAAGCAACTCAGTGCCTTCTCATGGCGCTCCTGCATGCACGGATGGGAGAGGTCTTAATGGGCAGGGAAATCGCAGGAGAAGTGACAATCATGGACCGGAGTGTCTACACATTCTATGCCTACCAGTCTCGTTACCTGTCATCAAGTAACGGCGCGTTGGTAACTGCCCTTATGGAGCCCTGCATTGTCAAGCCTCATTTGGTGATCCTTCTTGACATCGATCCCCTAACGGCTTCGAGTCGAATCAACGATAGGGAAGAGATAGACAACTTCAACGACTATGGTTTCCAGACAGTAACTCGGACACGTTATTTGGAGCTTGCTAAGGACCTAAACGGTGTGAGCGAGGACAATCAGTGGCTGGTCTTTGAAGGAGATAATGACCTCGACCAGCTTGATAATGACATCAGTGCAGAAGTTGATTTTCTAATGCCATGAACTACCAGAACTTCAAACAACCAAAGACTTACTTTGTAGGCCAGACTGTCCTTTGCCCCGTGGGGATGGAACAATACCTTCGAGATACAGGGCAAGAAGCATTACTTCAGGATATACATGAAGCAGCCGAAAGTGGATTATCGACTGGTGAGATCCTCTGCTCTTTCTACGCAAAAGCGTGTTATGCAGCCCTTCAACAATATATATACACCGTACAGTATGAGTAATTTCTACATTGAGACCAACCGAGCAAACCTCTGTCAAAAGATAGGTATTTCTATCTTGATTAAGAGAGTTTGTAACTTCTTGGAGAAGAAGGGTTGGGCTCGTGGAGAAACAGATCGAAGGACAGTCGGAAACTTTCTTCGTCTTTTTGTGCTGTCATTTCTTGAGTTGGAGTTCTTAGGAGAAGAAGAACCTAAACCTAAGAAAAAACCAAAATGGCTAAAGATCAAGAAAAAGAAGAAAAGACCTCACCGGAGGATTTTGAGAACCCGATTTTCTTCAATAAGGTAGTAGATGGCGAGGTAAAGCAATTTATCGTTGAAGGTAATGAAGAGATTTTAGTGACAAGATCTTTCTTGGCTGAAGTGTCTTCGAGCTTGGAGCTTGCAATTCGTTCTAATGCTTTCGAAAAAGCGCCTCTAGATGTCATCAAAAAGACTACAGATCTCTCGGTAGCCTGTCGAGACAGATCTATAAACTAAGCATTTTTATTCTGACCTTCAGAATAAATTTGTTGTTCGGTATGCCTCCCCTAGTTATTTGGGAAAGAACGAATCATGCGTACCCTACGAGAACAGCTTGAAACTCAGCAGAATCCTTTTATGGATACTGTGATTTCATATCTGGAAGAACTTGAGTTATTAGCATCGGTTGAAGGCTTCAATTGGGATGGAGAGGCTAATTCCTGTCTGCTCCGATTGAGTCCTGTCAATGTTGATGACTATGAGGCTCTGAAAGATGAAGTCGTTAAGCGTCTTCGAGCAGCCGGAAAACAAGTTCGATTTAAAGCAGCTTGTCTGGAGGTGAATCTCTCGAATGTACCAAACATGATTTTCAAACTAACCCAAAAACAATAAAGAAATGGCAGCTAATCTAGTAGACGACTTGGCAGTGGCTACTCTCAACGAGGAAGACATTGCAGTTTACCAAGTCAAAGAAAAAACTGGTAAGATGAATTTCCTTTTCTTCAACAACGGTGAGAAGATCGCTCGTGCTGGAGAAGGCGGAATGAAGGCAGGATCAACCCTGAAATTCAACATCTATGAATCCAACGACCGTGTAACATGGACATCACTAACAGCCGCTGGCGCAGCTACTGCTGTTGTCGCTGATGCTACAGGTGGTGCTTCAGAAGATCTATTCACTGATAACGACCACGGTTTAACCAACAACGATATTATCACCTTCGGTGGTACTGCCGTTCCGACCGGAATTGTAGAAGGTCAAGAGTATTACGTCATCGACGCTACTACAAACACTTTCCGAGTTTCGGCTACCAAGGGTGGCGCAGTTGTTGACTTCGATGATGATGGAACTTCTGTGACTTATAGCACTGTTGGTACCTTCATCGAAGTTGCTCCTGGTGGAACCGAAGATGCCGCTGTTATGACCAACAAGCGATACATCAAGGTGACTGGTAAAGGAGTAACCGGACCTGGATATTGCCGTCTGGACATCCAGCACCGTGGAGATCCGTATTTCGGACAGCTCGACATCGACCTTATCGCGAAGAGCGGTTATGGTAAAGATGGACAGGTTGCTACTACCGACAACGGTATTGCCGTTTACGGTGCGGACGCATGGCCAGAATAATCTCTTATCACTGGTAACAAACAATGAAATGAAGGGGCACTCGAAAGAGTGTCCCTTTTTCTTAGATACCTCCGTAAGCGGCTTTAGCTCCCCAGCTAGAAAGTTCTTCTAGAATAGCCTCTAGGAGGTCTGCCTCCTTAGACTTAGAGGCATGTCGGATACGCTCTGCTGTTGCCTTTGCAGCTTCAGCCGTAGCATTTTGTGTTGGCTTCGGGGCAGGGGATGATTGTGGCTCTTGGATTGAGTTAAGCTTAGCTTTCTCTACAGAAAGGGTGTTATTTCCTAGTATAGGATTGTACCTGCCCGACATGAAATTTAGACCTCCACCGTCTTTATCCATGTGAGCTGTATTTCTAGATTTACCTCCAGGTTTCACCCACTCCATTTTACCTGTGGTAGAATTAAAACCCATGTAACCTCCGTGGTTACCTGATGCAAGATTTCCCCCTCCTTGTAAGCCCCATTCTCTCTCACCTGTATTAGGGTTTGTGAAGTAACCCATATATTGGTTTGGGATAACTGTACCTCCTGTATTAGGTACAACGAGTTCAGGACCTTCTTCACCTACCACAACAGGTCGTCCAGCAGAAATAGGTCCTCCTGAAGCCCTCCCCTCAATCTTTGGGCCACCACTAGCATGTTCCATAATTTTTCTTGCACCTGAAAGTACGCCTCCTAAGACAGGATTCGTAGAGGTTATTCCCCCTACAACTGCTTTGGAGGTCTTTTTTACAGTTTCTTTTGTGTCTTTGATCTCTGTCTTCACATGTGCCTCAAGTCTTTCGAACCATTCGAATCCTGCTTGCATTTTTTCTTGCGTTTTTTCTAATATCCCGCTAATGGTTTCAATTGTACTAGGTAATTTCTCCATTGCAGATTCGAACAGTTCTACAACAATAAGGACTGTTCCAAAAATAGAGGCTAGTTTGATTGCAGGTTCTAGAATGCTCTTAAAGACCTCTCCGAGATGAGAGGCTCCACGAAAAGCAGCAAGTCCTTCACTAACTGTTTCTAGGTTCGTGGCAGCGTTAACTAAGTTAAACATTGCTCCATCGATAATAGCTTTATATTGCTGAGTCTTTTCGTCCGTATCAGTAGCTCCAGCACCTGCTTTCATAACATCTGCAGGAGTACTTCCGGGGTTAGAGTTCAATGCATCTAAGAAGCCTTCTCGACCTTTACCCATGGCTTCCCCAGGAGTCTGTCTTAACAACGCAGCTACATCTTGGCTTGAGGATATCCCTCCTCCAAAACCAAGACCTCTGAAGACGCCCATGATAGCTTGTTGCATACCCAGCCCTTTTGCACCCTCCCTATCACCTGTCGAGGCTGCGGTCATCTTCTTAAGGAAGCCACCTCCCGACATTTTATCCATAGTTTGTGCAATGGCACGATGGACTCCTTGCATGCGGACTTTCGCATCGGCATCACCTTGATTAGCCATAGCTTGGTCATCAAGGATTTCAGATATAGATCTGTCAGAGAAAGCTGCCATCCTAGCAGCACTTTGAATTGCTTGTTCTCCCTCGTCTGGATTTAAAGCTTTTGTAAACTTTTCAAAATGTTTACCTGCACCTTCGAAGAGAGTGGCGCTCTTCATCAGATTTTTGATATATGCCTGACGACCCTGCTCTTCGATTCCGAAGATGTGCATCATGTTTTCACTGATGACAGCGGCTGATGTTTCACCTGATAGGCCGAATTCTGCTAAACCCCATGCATCAGCAAATACCTGACTTACACTGTCGGAGTCCATGCGAAGATCCTTCATGTTCCGCATCATACCAGCTACGGAATCATCTGACATACCCATGAGCCTACCAACATGGGAAGCAGTTTCTACCATTCGGTCCTCTGCTGTCTGGGCATGGAATTGACGCATCTGCTCAGCTTCGAGAGCCTGAATAGCCATTTTATAGCCTTTTTCAGCCCACTCTTTGCCCATTTTGGTGTATTGCTCTACTGTGTCGCGAATATTTTCTGGTATCTTTTCATAAAGGTCTTTTAAGTGACCACCTGCTTTTGTGAAAGTTTCTTTGATACCATCAGGGAGTAAACCCACACCTTTTTGCATGTCGTTGAATTGCTTACGGACGAGTGCAATAGCTTCTGCTGCTTTATTTGTAGTAGCTGTGTACTCAAGCTGCTTGCCAGTTGCTACTTTGTAGGCATGACCCATTTTTGCCATGAAAGCACGGGATTCTTCGTAGCTTTTACCTGTAGCTTTTGAAAGTTCAAAAGCTTGCTTCGCGATTAGCTCAGCATTCCGCTGATATTCCTTTCCGCTTTTACCTATTAAGGCAGTGCCACGGATGACTTGTTTTGAAAGATCATAGTGTTCTAAACCATACTTTTTTACGATAGCGGTGCTCTGGTCTAGAGTATTCGCTAATTTACCAAAGAGTGTGTTATGCTCTTTGAGTTGCTTTGTGCTGATAACACTACGCTTTCCGAGACGTTCGATCTCATCTCCGAGTCCTTTCGAACTCTTACCAGTTTCTTTAAATCGTTGGTCTAGGAATCTGAACATAGCGTCTACCTATAGTTAGTTATGTTGAATGCTGTGGAAGTAACCTCTTTTTTAAGAACCAATCTTCGACCAATGATGGAAGAAGCGGCTCCTGTCTTGCAAAAAAATGTGAGCGAGGAACTGTTCAAACAGTTGATGAAGCTCCCTGGAATAATTACTTGCGATGAGGAAGGGGAGATCACACGAGGGAATTATGAGTTACAACTTCTTGAGTATGGCTCTTCAATTCAGAAAGTTCCTGCTTTGCAATTTGGGTCTCGGCTTAGGAGTCTACTGGAAGCAGAGCTTGAAAAAGAGGTTAGGAGTGTAGAATGAAATTTGAAGATCAGAAGTTTTGGTATTACGAGCAAGAATTGTGGCACGGCTATGATCTAGACGGTCTTCTAAGGGCACTTAATGTCGAGACTGGTAGGCTACCAACTACTGGTCTCATGGATTTGGCTGAGAATCTCAATATTCTTGATGAGTGGTACACGAATTTCCCACGAGTGACTTTTAAGGAGCTAAAGACTACTTGCGCGGATATTGATCCTCTCGATTTCGAACCATTGGATGGAGATTTAGAATTCGATCGGCTAATAAAACTCCATGCTGTTGTAAAACAGGACTCTCCAGAGTGGAAACTATCGGCTGTTGGTGAGGAGCTGAAGCAAGATTTAAAAGTCGCTATAGGTCTTTTACAGTTACACAAAGCCAATTATTGGCCAAGGACTGGAGATCGATTACTCTACAAAGGTAGGTTGTATGATGTCATTACAGTGACTTCGGAACCTGAAGACTATTTTCAGAATTCGACAGTTCCTTTACATATTACACTGAACTGCGAGCTTACCCAATTCTGGGGCTCGAATATTCCCGATAGAGTTCTCGATACCCGAACGAAGGGTAAAGAACCTGCTTGGTACGCAGACATTATTACACAACTAAGACCTGCTGATGATGATCTCCCAGTTAAGGGAGGACCACATCTTGAGTTCGGAACTTTGACAACAGTCGATACAGGAGACATCGTGACCATTCTATCAAATAGCGGAACACTCCCAGAGGGGGTAGAACCTACGGAAGACGGAACATACACGTTCTCGTTCACCGAGACCTCGATTCTACCTACTGAAACCTCTTCGGAGACCTTTGCAGTTCCTGAAGGTGTTTGGTATTACAAATTGTTTGTCATGGCGAAAGCTACTGATGGTCAGATGTTAGGTATCGAAGTCCAAGGTGTGGCTGAAGTTGATGCTTCTGGCTCAACAGCTTCTGATTCAGCAACTGTTGATGTTGTAGGAACTCATGAATCTATTGACCCTCCTACAGTGTCGATCGCTTTCAATAACACTGATGTCACAGTCATGCTCACAAACGAGCACACACTTAACTTGGATTTTAATGTTTCCTTGGTACTGACAGGTATGTCTAACAGCTAGTTATAGGAGATGTTACTAGATCACAGAAAAGATCAGATTGTGCTGGCTAATGGGGATGTGTTCAACCTCAGGGATGCTATTACACTCTTAGGTGATTCAGACCCTTCTGGATTCGCAGAACTCTCTGTCGCGGCTAACCAAGCTGCATTTCCATTGACAGGGGAGTCTACAGGGATCTATGTTGCTGATGATACTGAAAAGCTTTATCGCTGGGCTGGATCTGAGTATGTTGAAATTGCGAGAGGGATTGATACCTCAGGGCTGACTTTAGCAACTAACGATTTTCTCCAATGGAACGGATCGGCTTGGACTAACGTGCAGCTTTCAACTTCCATCGAAGACGGAGGAACTGGAACTGATGTGAGTGGTCTCCTATACGGAGATGGTGAATTTATCAATGCCGCCACTGGAGGTCAGGTTCGAGAGTCAGCAGAGCTTACCTCCCTCGATAACGTTACGTTCTTATCTCTCACTCTCAATGACGACTCTCAGGGATTGACAATAGGGGACATTCACTTGGGGGAAGGAGTACTGTCATTCGAGGGATCAAGTGCTGTGGCCATTGAGGAAAGATTTCTGTCTGATTTTAATGGGAATGAAGTCGTTGGGTGGGGTTCGGGAGACTTAGATATTTTTGGAGACCTTAAATTTGCGCTGGAAAGCGAAGCCTACATCGCCACAGACAATCCCTGGATCGGGGCGCAGGGCAAAGCCTACTTGAACGATTACACACCTACCGCCGTTTTTGGAAAGCGCCTTTCAACCTGTAAGATTGGCAGCTACTCGCAGACACCGGATAGCCAAACACGCGGAGCGGTCAAGGTGGAAGAAAACTCTACCTCTGGATCGGATGAGCTTTACCTATGGGACACACAAACGCTGGCATGGCGACAAGCATTAATGGGAGTATCCTTGCGCGTGGACACGACCACCGAGAGGCTGGTCTGTGATGACTTCCTATACACCACTGACACGGCAGGGAACAGCATTGAAACGGATAGGAATGGAACGCCAGTGGTGCAGAACTGGCAGGTAAGTATAGGAGCAATTCAACCCAGCTAAAATTATGGCAGATTGGTATATCGATTTAGATTCAGGCAATGATTCGACCGGGGACGGTAGCAGTGGAACTCCGTATCAGACATTTAATAAGGCCTGCACCGAGGCGTCAACCGGGGACACCATCATTCTAAAGGATGGCACTTACACTCTATCATCAAGCACCGCTGAAAGCTTAACTGGGGCGGCAGGCAAGGCTCTGTCTTATAGGTCAGAGTCGGGTGATGCTGATTCATGTATAATCGACGCGGTAAGTAGCTACTCCTATGAATTTAATTTCTATGGAACCGTCACCAGCTTCTCGGGTATTACACTGAAGGACTATGCTGTTTCGCGTTCTAGGTGTTTATCCTTTTACTATGCCGATGCAAGCGTAGAACATGTGATAGAGAATTGTGTTTTCGAGGGTATGAGCGGGGCAGGAACCTACGGGACCATAGAAGTTTCTGGGATCGCGCTTACGCTTACCTTCCGCAATAATGTTTGGAACAAGACGTTAGCGCAGACGCAAGACCCGCTGATATCGAGCGTGGGAGGGACGGGGGGCGTGACCTTCAATGTGCTTAATAACACGTTCTACTTCACTGGCTCAAGTTTAGCCCCTGACAATGGGATGATATACTTTAACAACGGCACGGCCAATACCGTCAACTTCAAAAACAATATCGTCGTTAACGATACTTCGCAAAACGTAGACTGCGTTTGGTCTATTCAATCGGGAGTTCATAATGCAGTGCTTGCAAACAACCTATACTACGAATCGGGATCGGGAGGTATAGATGATTCTCAAGGCACTTGGAACAGTATATCTTCTACTGGAGGGTTAACAGGCGACCCGCTTTTCGTGGACGCAGCTAGTGGAGACTTCACGTTGCAATCATCTTCTCCGGCTATCGACGCTGGAACCAATCTCTAACCAAAGAACAAATGACAATCTATCTACCAATTAGAATACCGGATGCGCTGGAAGAATCGATCGGGGCTAACCCGATGCAGCTTGTCGCTAAACAACACGGATGGGTAAGCCAAGAACTAAACGGAGATCCCGCGCAGTTCTACCGTGATAATGTTCTGGTGCCGAATCTTGTTCGAGAATTGAAGAAGGGAATCGCGCAGCACTTGAATGAACAGAAAATCCAGATTGAACAGAGCGTGGATGCTACCATTGCAGCTTTGCCAAACGTGGAGGTAACTATAGAAAGTGAGTAATAATGGAACATTAGTTGGAGCTTCCTTTTCTGCCGATACGGAATGGGGGAAATTGAAAGCAAAGTGGTTGGTGAGCGAGTCGGATCGCACGCACGAAAGATTTGCCGGGAGGTTGAACTTCCACCTGTGCCAATTGTGGGGCTATTATCTGGATGATCAGAGCATAGATTTAGTGGGTTAATGTGATGGAACGTATGTACGTGACATACCATCCCTCTACAGGTATGTGGACTACGATGTTCGCAGTCACGTATGAAGTGTTAGGAAAAGAGATTCATTTTCCGGCTCACTATCAAACTGATCTAGGCTCCTCACCAAGATTCTTATGGGCTTTAGTTAGTCCATTCGATCTTGGTATAAAATCTGTGATCATGCATGACAGGCTATATGAACTACAAGCTTTTTCACGGTATGTGTGTGATAAAATATTCGCACATGATATGGTTTCTGAGGATGTCGCAAGCTGGAGGGCGTTTGCTGCATACTGGGCGGTTAGGCTCTTTGGCTGGAAATTCTATTATTTTGGAAGTGGTTGGAGTTCTTAGAAGGTATGAACGATGTTACGGTAAAAGATCTCTTCCCTGTTCAATTTGACCGCATGAAAATATTAACACCTATCGAATGGGCTACACCACTCGTAGGTTTTGTGATGGGGATCGTCATCTTTTTTCAAGGAGGATTTGATCAGCTAGCCGCCATAGCGGGGATGCTGGCTTGGCTGATCTCCTTGGCGTGTTCGATTGGTCTGATCATGTTGAGGATGCTCAGCTACTTGATTCACTTTTTTCAGTTCAATGAACGCTTCCAGACCCCACTTTTGCGAACACTTTCCGCATTATTGGGGGGTTCAGATCGTTTGGGAATAAAATAAGAAAGTTGTTGACACGCGGGATTTCGGTGGAAACCTCCCGCCCAATGACAGATAAAATTGTAAATTCGTGGTGCATGGATAAACCCATGCGCCCAGAGCAGGAAGCGATGTTCAAATTCATCGAGCAAAATCGTGATAAGAAAGTTCTCCTGATCGAAGCTCCCACCGGGGCAGGAAAATCCCCTGTGTGCATGACCCTTGCCAAGGCATGTTCTGGTAAAATCATGACACCTCAAAAGATCCTTCAGGATCAGTACACACGTGATTGGCCAGAAGTTCCCCTCGTGAAAGGTCGTGCCAATTATCAATGTGTGTCCAGAAAAGGAAACTGCGAGACATTTTCGAAAGTATGTGCTTCCAGTAAATGCGGTTCATGTCCGTACAAGCAAGCTGCTAACGAGTTTTATGAAGGTCGTGCAGGGATCACTAATTACAGCTATCTACTATCTTCTCTAACCGCAGATTACGATGGATCAGTTGAAAAATTGGCAGATACTGAATGGTTGATTTTTGATGAGGGTCACTCTTTGGAAGCACAATTGATCGAAGCCGCAGCGGTCGAACTTGATGAAGATACTCTGGAGATGTTAGGCTTCCAAGCGCCGACACGTATGACTCTTTCCCCTCAACAGGTTCGAAATTTTGTAGGTCCTGTTCTGGAGAAGATTGATAAGGAGCTGACGAAGGTTGAGAAGCTCATTGGTAGTTACCAGAGTATGGATGATCCTGATTTAGGGGATGCTGCAACGGGCGAGTTGAATAAAGCTAATCGGTTGTTGAAGATCGCAAACTCATGCCAGAACCTATTGATCGAGTTGGATGAAGGTGTGGAGTGGGTTAGCCATTCTGATGGTACGAC